TTGCCATGATTGCAACGAGGCGAAGCGTAAGCGCGAGGCGCTTGAATCGCGGCTCGCATGACCCCTCAAGGGGTGGCACCAACCCCCTAGGGGGACAAGGGCTTTCATCGGCCACCGCCTCAAAGTCGGGTCCGTACGGAACCCCTAGGATTCGCCCATCGCGCCCCGCAGCGCCGTCCTGTTTATGCAGGTCAGAGCGATGCAAAACACGGAAATCCGTGAATCTGAACTTGGTTAGGGTCTCCTAACCCAACTTGCAGGACGCGGCAAACATGCCCTGACCTGCACAAACGGCTTAACGGAGGACGGAAACACCCCTGTTGGCCGACCGAGCCGATACGGCTGCTTCCTGACCCGAAACGGGGAAAATCATGCCTCCAATGCCGAAAAACGCACGTGCGCGGTCCAACCGCAGCGCGTCCGCAGCGACCCTCTCCGTCGTCCACGACGTGAAGACCCCTGAGCTTCTGCCCAAGGAGGTCGAGTGGCACGCGATGACGCGGCGGTGGTGGCGTGAACTCTGGAAGAGCCCCACGGCGACCGAGTACCACGAGACCGACCTACAGAGCCTCTACCAAGTCGCGATGCTGATTCAGGACTTCTGGACGTCCACCGACAGCAAGTCCCGCAACGATGCACGGCTGCGGGTGGAAAAGGCTGAGGCTGATTTCGGACTCACCCCGCTTGCGCGGCGTCGCCTTGAATGGCAAATCGAGCAAACCGAAGATGCTGTCGCCAAGGGCTCTAAGCGCAAGGCAGCATCCGATACACCGTCTGAGCAGTCTGACGATGCTACGGGCGGCGATGACGACCCCCGTCTAGCCCTGGTCGAGTGACGCTGTGGCGACGCTAGTCGTCCCACCGCTAGACCTGTCCTACCCAACCCTTGGGCCGCAGGTCTGTGCGTGGATCGAAGCGAACTGCGTATTTGGACCCGGTTCGCTCAAGGGGCAACCGGCCAAGCTGGACCGTGAGAAGCGCGCGTTCATCTACCGCGCATACGAGCTTCACCCGCGCGGGACTGAGCTGGCTGGTACGCGGCACTTTCAACGCTGCGGGCTTGAATGGCGCAAGGGCTTAGCCAAGACCGAGCTTGGCGCGTGGATCACCTACGCCGAGCTGCACGACGAGGCACCTGTCCGGTTCGACGGCTGGGACGCGCGCGGAAACCCTGTAGGGCGTCCTGTTGCGTCACCGTACATCCCGATGCTGGCGGTCACCGCTGAGCAGGTCGAAGAACTCATGTACGCGGTGCTCAAAGAGGTCGTGGAAAACGGTCCCGACAGCGACCGTTTCCTGGTCACGAATGAGCGCATCACGCGGCTTGATCGGTTCGGGCGACCGGACGGCGACGCGGTACCTGTAGCGAACGCCCCCGGTAGCCGTGACGGTGCCCGTACGACGTTCTCACCTGTCGATGAGCCGCACCGATTGTACCTGCCACGGCAACGTGAAGCCCACGAAACCATGGTGCAGAACCTGCACAAGCGGCAGATCGAAGACCCCTGGATGCTGTACGTCAGCACGGCGGGGCGCGCGGGACAAGGTTCCGTGCAAGAAGACCTGCGCGGCGAAGCCGAGGAAATCCAAAAGGGCACCCGCGACGATCCAACGTTGTTCTTTGTATCCCGTTGGGCTGGGCAGGAACACAAGGACTTATCCACCGTTGAGCTGCGAAAGGCAGCGGTGGCCGACGCAACCGGACCCGTTGGGGAATGGGGGCTCGGACAGTTCGAGCGAATCGCCCGAGACTATGACCGCAAGGGTATCGACAAGTCGTACTGGGAGCGCGTGTGGCTTAACCGTTGGCGCGCGGGAGATTCCCAAGCGTTCGACATGATCCGCGCTAGGGAACTCAAGACAACCGACACGATCCCCGCTGGCGCGTTCGTTGCGCTCGGGTTCGACGGCGCGCGGGTGCGTGACGCTACGGCTCTCACCGCCGTGGACATCGGAACTGGTGTCGCCGAACTGCTTGCGCTGTGGGAACGTCCTGTGGACGCCGAGGAATGGTCGGTACCCGAGTCCGAGGTCACCGAAGCGGTGGCCGACGCGATGAAAAAGTACAGCGTCTGGCGCTGCTACGCCGACCCGCCTTACTGGATCGAAACCGTAGCGGGATGGGCGCGGCGGTGGGACAGCCAAATCATCGAGTGGCACACGAACCGACACAAGATGATGGCGTATCAGACAAGGGCGTTCGTAGAAGCGCTTGACAGCGGCGCGATCCGCTTCGGTGCTAATCCGAATCGCCCTGATCTGTTACGGCACATGGGAAACACCGCCAAACACGAACTGAAAATGCGGGACGACCAAGGGCAACCGTTGTGGGTTCCCTCGAAAGCTGACGGTCGGCTTGAGGACAAGATCGACGCTTCGGTGTCGCTGATCCTCGCATGGTCCGCAGTTCTAGACGCGCGACGCAGTGGAGCGCGACCGCACGCTGCGGTGTACGTGCCGTTCAAAATCCGATGACTTTATGAGAGGGGAGCGCGTTGGCTGACACCCCCGCCGAGTGGCTCACCCGACTCACAAAGCGCCTTGACAACGACTACGGACGCTACAAGCTCCTGGAAAGCTACGTGGACGGAAACGCCCCACTACCTGAGCTTTCCAAGGATACAGAGACCGCATGGAAGGATTTCCAGAAGGAATCCCGCACCAACTTCGGTCTGCTGATTCGCGACGCTGTGTCCGACCGTATCAAGCCAACGGGTATCACCGTGGCCGGTTCGGTTACGTCTCGCGCGGCGAAGCGTGCGACACGCATCTATCGCGACAACCGCATGGATCAGGTGATCCGCGAGTTCACCGAGTACGGGCTGACTTTCGGGCGCTCCTACCTCACAGTGTGGAACGACGACGACGGCAAGGCGGTCATCACCGCCGATTCGCCGTTGACGATGCACGCGGCCACCGATCCGCTACAGCCGTGGCGTGTCCGTGCCGCAGTGCGTATTTGGCGCGACTACGACGACGACCGCGACTACGCCGTGGTGTGGACGAACGGCTTCAAGCAAAAGTTTTCCCGCCCCTGCTATAGCGACGACATCACCCGCCAGGTTCAGGTACGGGCAACGGGTGGCTGGGAAGCTATGACCGAGGAGCAGTATACGGGCGAGCGTCCACCTGTAGTGGTGTACGACAACGCGGGCGGCAGGGGCGAGTTCGAGCCGCACATCGACATCATCAACCGTTGCAACCGCAGCGTGCTAAACCAACTGACGACGCTTGCCATGCAAGCGTTCCGTCAGCGCGCGTTGGAGATTCCAGACAAGCAACACCCTGGACTTCCGCAAAAGGACGCTGACGGCAAGGTTGTCGATTACGCGAAACTCTTTGAGCCGCATCCCGCCGCGCTGTGGAACCTGCCACCAGGTGTCAAGGTTTGGGAAGGTCAGCCGACCGATACCACCCAAATGGGCAACGCGGTCAAGGACTTCATTCGTCACCTGTCCGCCGCGTCCAAGACGCCGCTGCCGATGCTGGTTCCTGATAGCGCGAACCAAACCGCTGCGGGTGCTGAGAACAGCGAGAAGTCGTTCATCTTCAAGTGCGCGCAACGCCTTTCAGGTATCAAAGCGTGCGCCGAGGCTGCTATCGTCATCGCGCTGCGCGTTGAGGGCACATACATCGAGGACACGCTAGACCTCGCGTTTGAAGACCCTGCGCGTGTCCTGTTGAGTGAAAAGTACCAAGCCGCAATGAATGCCAAGGCGACTGGACTGGCTATCGCCACCATCCAGCGCATCATCCTGGGAATGTCCCCGGATGAGATTGCCGAGGACGCCACGCTGCGTGCCATTGAGGCCGCACAGGCACCCAAGCCCGCCGAAACGCCCGACAAGGACGTTATCGACGCCGAGGTAGTTGACCCCGCCGATGAGCAGGGACCGACCGCCGACAACCGACTCCGCGACTAACTGTCGCGCTGCCCGCCATGGGCTACCAATTGTCCCGCACGGGACGCCAATGAGGAGACGCTATGTCTGAATCCGCTGCACCCGTAACCCCTCCCGCCGACGCTGGCACACCGCCCGCCAAGACGGAAACACCGCAAGCCCCTGCTCCGAAAGCCGACCCCAAAGATGCCGCTACGGCTGGGTTGTCCGCTGACGAGCGCGCCGAACTTGAGCGCCTTCGCACCGTCCACTCGGACGAAAAGAAGTGGGAATCTCGCAACAAGGCGAACCTGTCCAAGCTGCGTGAACTTGCACAGTCCATGGGGATTTCACGGGATGAGTTCAACCCCGCCGACTTTGACCCGAAGCAGGCTTTCGAGCAGCTTCGCGCCGACGTTGAAAAGGAACGTACCGAGCGCACCCGCGCCGACATCGCCCGCGAAAAGGGCGTTGACACACGGTACGTGAGCGGAACGAACGCAGAGGAAATGGCCGCTGCCGCCGACGCCTACCTGGCTGACATGCAGGCACGCATCGACGCTGCGATTGCCAAGGCAAAAGCACCTGTCACCGAATCCACGTCCACCGTCAAGAGCGGTGACCGCGTGGAGGGACCGAAGCAAATCGCGTCCGAAGCCGAACTCAAAGCGTTGTCACCTGCTGAGCAGATGAAGGCGTACAAGGACGGACGCCTCGACACGCTGCTCGGTCGCAAATAGACCAAAACAACCGATAGAGAGGGAAGCTCATGGCTTTCACACACTTCATCCCGACTCTGTGGACCACCTCCATCGAGTCGCAGTGGAACGCCGAGGCAGTTTTCGCTGCCCTCGTCAACCGCGATTACGAGGGCACCGCGACGCGCGGTAACAAGGTCACCATCGCTGGCGTCGTGACGCCAACGGTCAAGGACTACAAGGCCGCTGGACGCACAACGTCCGCTGACGCGATCAGTGACACCGGTGTCGATCTGCTGATCGACCAGGAGAAGGTCATCGACATTTACATCGATGACATCGACCGCGCCCAGGTGGCCGGGTCTCTGGAGGCGTACACCGCTGCGTCTGCCGAAGCGCTTGCGCTGGACGCGGATTCGGCAATCGCCGCCGCTGCCGTTGCGGGTGGCGCATCGCTCCCCGGTGCCGCTCCCACCACGGGAGACGCCGCGTTCAACCTGATCAACGCCGCTAACAAGGCGCTGACCAAGGCGAACGTGCCGGGTAGCAACCGCGTCATCGTGGTCAACGCCGAGTTCGCTGCCCTGCTCAAGGGTGCGGATTCCAAGCTGACCAGCGTGGAAGTTTCCGGCGACTCCGCTGGTCTGCGTGCGGGAACCATCGGCACCATCCTCGGTGCCCGCGTTGTTGAGAGCAACAACCTGCCCGAGGCCGACGAGCCACAGTTCGTGGCTTTCCACCGCCGCGCTGTGTCCTACGTGTCGCAGCTTGAGCAGGTCGAGGCGCTGCGTGCGCACGACCGTATTGCCGACCGCGTGCGCATGCTGCACGTGTACGGCGTGAAGGTCACCCGCCCAACCGGCGTGGTTGTCTTCAACAAGAGCGGCTCCTAAGCAGTTCCATGGCCGTCCTAGCCTCAGCGGATGACGTTGCGGCAGCCCTCGGGTTGCCCAACGCTGCCGCAATCCCCGCTGCGCAAAGTGCGCGTTTGCCAGGCGAACTGGCGCGCGTCACCCGAGCATGGGAAAACGAGGCGGGACGGTCATGGGTTGCTGGACCCGTTCGTGTCCAGGTGTCGGTAGTCGGTGGGTGGATCACCCTGCCCGACGCACCGACTGACGACCCTGAAGTCACCACACGCGACGGCGATCCCGTCACGGTGGACGTGTCGGACGGGTCAACCCTCCGTCTGAGCGTGGACGGGTGTCGTCTGGTCAGTGGAACCATTGTCAACGTCACATACACCGCACCTGGTGTACCGCCTGCGGTCACCGCATCGGTGGCCGGTGTCGTTGCGCGGCGTCTCGGTATCTCACCGGGATCAGCCGAAACCAAGTTCACGGAATTGACAGCGGGCGCTGACTTCCGTGCCAAGGCCGCTGAGTGGGTGTCCAGCACTTCGGTGCTGACACCCGATGAGGCAGCCGAGGCACGTAGTTACCGCCCCGCTGCGTCCACCGTGATCATCGCACGTTGGCGGTAGCCGTGTTCC